TTAATTGATTATTAGAACAAGAAAAATCTTGATTAATTGATCTTGGAGCTCCTTCTAAACTAGTTAATTGATTATAATTACAAGAAAACCCTCCACCAATAGATGTTGGAGATCCTTCTAAACTAGTTAATTGATTATAATTACAATAAAAACTACCAGTAACATTTCTAAATTTTAGAGGTAGTTTAGTTAATTTTTTATTATATAAATCAACATCACCATCAACATTAATTGAACCATCGTCATTTATAGTATAGTTAGCTATGTTATATTTTTTACATATAGAATGTATCTCATCATGACTTATAGATTCATTAAATTTTCTTAAATACTTCATCACTTATATATAAAAATCCAACAATATAATTGTATATTCTTAAATTTTTTTTTATTTGTATAAATTCTATATATTTATTTACCAAACCAACTATTATTAGAGTTCTTGAACTTATTTACATATTGTCTTCTTACTTTCAATAATTGACCATAATCAACAGTTTCTGAATATTCTAGACTTCTTAAACATTCATTTACGTATGTTTTGAAATTTGAATCTTTATCTAATAAATCTTCACACATTTCTTTGAAGTCATTCTTATTAAATACAGAAGTTGCATTTACAATAGTCATAACACAATCATCATGTCCAACATCTGCTGCATATCTTGTGTTACCGGATGCTGTTGTTTGTTTAACAAAAGTAGTAATCTCTCTAATAGTTTCTTCATTATTTATAGAAAATCCTTTAGAAACCATTAAATCTTGATAATCTTTAACCATCATATTTTTATTATCACCAACTTTTAGACCTACTTTTTCTTCGGTTGCATCAACTCTATGTTTATATCTAAAGAATATAGAAGAACCATAATCATTATTCCCATCAAAAACATGAGGCATTTCTGCTAAAAGAGTATTGCCGTAGTTATTTAACTCTAATACAATTTTTACGTTTTCTGGATTTAAGTAATCATATGCTAAAACATATAATAGTTCTGCTAATTGCTTAACTGATACTAAGTTACTTCTGAATAAACCAACCTGTTCTAACTTAAAGAAATCTGTTATTGATTTATATTTCATTTTTTGTTGTTCTATTAAATCAGTTGATTTTTTTGCTATCTTAAATATGTTTATTATAGAATAGTCTTGCCCTAATCCTTCGGAAATATCGACAGATAGTATAAATTTTTCATTCTTTCTATTAATAGGTAAGAATAAATCATCATCATCTACCCATCTTAAATCTTTGTAACTGAATCTTAGTCTGCTTTCAAACTCATGCATTTCTTCAAATACGTAATTCTTTTTACTATTAAGTAAATTTTCAATAATAGCTTCACTTAATAAAGATTTACTTGAGTTAATAAATCTTAAACCATATTCTTGGTTAAATGCATCTTCGCCACTAATATCTTTTATAGCTTCTTCTTTCCAAGTTGTTAATTCTGCAATAGCTCTTATTGGCGTTTCTAATCCTTTTGAGTCTATAAATGATAAAGATTTAACATCTTCATCTGTACATTGTTCATTATTAAATACAGAAATTACATTCTTTTGTAAATCCATATTAAATCCCATTTTTAATTTAGTTTTATCACCAAAATAACCATTTACTAAATCATATATTTGTTCTTTTGTTACACCATACTCATATAGTTTATGTTCATTTAATCTTATATAAGTAACAAATCGACCTGGAACCTGATGCCAATAAACCCTCATCGGTTTATAGTTATTTTTAAGTGGATCACCATCTGGTCTTTCTGCATCTGTTAGTAGCTTATGGAATAAGTTCATACCATTAGGTGTGGAAGTAATAATAATTTTTGAGTTTTGTACTGCAGAAACCGTAGGATAAGCAGCAGTATAGAAGGCTTCAATAATATTTGATGGTATGTGTGCAAATTCATCAAGATATAATAAGTCTATAGTAAAGCCAACTGCAGGTGTTTTAGTTCTAGCGGATGTTTTTATTCTACAACCATTTTCAAATGTTATTGATCTTTGATTCCATACTTTTATACCGGTCTTTAAGAAAAATGGCAAAAGTGTATAAATAGATTTTATTTTATCTACAATTTCTACTACTGTATCTCCTTTATTTGCAATTATCATTACATTCTTATCATTATTGAATAATAAGAAATGTAGTATAAATATAGAAGATGAGATCGTTTTACCACATTGACGAGCTGCCATTAGTATAGAAAATCTCCCATTAAATAAGTCTAAAATTTCCTTCTGATAATCTCTCAAAGTAATCTCACCAACTGATCCATCTTCTCTTTTAACTTTACAATATTTTTCAACAAAATAATGTATATCTAATGCACACCTAATATATTCCTCCTGTTCATCACTTGTCATTCTGAAAACTATACCTGTTCTTCTTAGACCAACTTCGCCCTTTAACCACGGGTTTTCATATCTTTTTAGTATAATACCATCGTTGATTTTATTAGTTGCTTCTTCTACTAAATTAGTGGTAAATATTATTTGTCTTTCACCTGACATAGGATGGTTTTTATTTTTTCTATAAGATTATCACTATAATTTATTCTGAATAAATTTATCTTATTTTCACAACAAAATATATTTTTTATTTTATCTCTTTTCTTTGTCATATTAAACTCTTCTTCACCACCAAATATATCTATAGGTTTATGATGTTGAATACCATCATATTCTATACAAGTATTATAATCAGGTAAATAGAAGTCATATTTTAATTTTCTTTTATAGAAACAATTTTGAAATACATATTGTCTTATATATTTAATATTTTGTCTATCTAATATTAGACAAATGTCTCTTTCTCCCTTACTTTCATTGCAGTGTGGACAACCTTGACCTCTAATATGTTTACTAGGTCTTTGTATAAATTCTCCGTGTTTTTTACATATTATAGTAACTTTTTTATTTTGTGTTAGTAATTTTACCTTTGAATAATCATATATATCACCATGTATATATAAAGATCTTTCTATAAAATCAGTTATTTTAATTCTACATATATTTGAATTTTTTTCAATACCACATTTAATACAACCTTTACCATTTAGATGAGAATCTGCTCTTTGATTAAATATACCATGTAAAGGACATATAATCTTTAGTAAACTATAACATCCTTTATAATCTATAAGTGAGTAATCATACTTATTATTATGTAATTTATTAGCACTTTCAATAAAATTATCAGCAGTTTTTAATATATTAATTCTTTTTTCCGGACATTTACCTTGAAGATGTTTATTTGGAGTTTGCTCATAAATATTTCCATTAAAGATTATTTTGACTTTTGTCTTAGAATCCAAATATTCTACCAATGAATAATCATATTTATTTTTATGTACTTCAATTGATCTATTTATAAATTCTTCTTTTGTTAATTTCTTCATAACTTATATATAATATATAAAAAGTAGAAAAAACAGATTTATGGAATTTATATATACAAATATGAAAGGTAAAGTAAAAGTTGGATTTTCAATAGATTCGTCAACTAATGATGAATTTAATAAATATTGTGAATGTTATTCTATAAATAAGTCTAAGCTTGTAAATAGATTAATAAAAGAATATTTAGAAAAACAGAAAAAATAATATGTCAAAACAAGATCAAGAAAGAATTAGAATACAAGATGAGTTCGATCAAATACAGTCAGAAAACTCTGAATTTGATATATCTAAACACTTAGCAAGACCGGAAGATTTACCAGATTTAGGTGAGATTGAGCTTTATGATTATGATGCAGATTTAACTGTTTCTATGCAACAATCTATGGGTGTTTTAGAGTCATTAGTTGATTTATATTTAAGTGATATACCTAAATTAAAAGATCATAATTATATAAAAAATAAAATGCGTGAAGATGCTACTGTTTATGCAGAAGCTCTTTTCTTAGCAAAAATGACAAGAAAAAACTTTTTATCACAATTAAAGCAAGTTGATAATGGTGATAATGCTGCTAGAATGCATGAAGTAGTAAATCAAACGATTGGGCAAATTCGTGAAAATAGTAAATTTTTATTAACTCAAAGAACTGAACTTGAAAAATTTTATAAGACTCTTAGAAAAGACTTAGGGTATAATGAAATTGAAAATCCAGAAGTTAAGAAAGCAGAGGAAGAACAGAGTAATGAAGAATCTACTGATGGAATGGTTATGGATAATAGAAAGTTAAATGATTTAATTAAGAATGCTATGACAAAAAAAGATGAAAAATAATGCCTTTACCAAAATAGTGATTGAAGTCTTCTTCAATATTTGAATTCTCACTAAATTTTCTTAAATAAATCATGTTATGTAATCTATTTTTTCTTGATTAATCCAATCTGGGCTATCACTATCTATTCCTAAATCTATAAATACTTCCAACTTTTCTTTATCATTTATTTTGCTCCACCATTTTGATATTGGATTATTAGAACAATTAAAAGAATAACCAATAGATTTTGGTGATCCTTCTAATGATGTTAATTGATTACTATCACAATAAAAACCTCTACCAATTGATGTTGGAGCACCTTCTAATGTAGTTAACTGATTATTATGACAATAAAAATGACCACCAACAGATGTTGGAGCTCCTTCTAAATTAGATAATTGATTATTATTACAGAAAAAATTATCACCAACAGATGTTGGAGCACCCTCTAATGATTTTAATTGATTATTAGAACAAGAAAAATCTTGATTAATTGATCTTGGAGCTCCTTCTAAACTAGTTAATTGATTATAATTACAAGAAAACCCTCCACCAATAGATGTTGGAGATCCTTCTAAAC